AGCCGAAGAGCCAAAGAAAGAGAAAGAAGAGAAGAAATCTAAGTTGCTAAAAATCTTAGAAGAAATTGAAGCCTGCGAAATCGCAGGTGATCAACAAAAACTTGCCAGTTATTTTTCATTCAATATTAAAGTTCAAAAAGAATCTCTTTTGGTGCGAGATAAAAATGCAATTCAGCAGATTAAAAAAAAAGTAACTTTACCTGAGTTAGATAAATGTTATGCCTGTCACCTTGGCGGAGAATGCGAGTATGGACCGGTTCCTCCATCAGTTGGGAAATACAATATAATGATTGTTGGGGAAGCGCCTGGAATAGATGAGGATAGAGAAGGGAAACCTTTTATTGGTAAGGCTGGCCAGCTTCTATGGGAAGAGTTAAGTAGATATAGATTATATAGAGAAGATTTTTACATTTCAAATATCTGCAAGTGCTATCCAAAGATTACTCGAACTCCAACTGGAGAACATATCGATAAGTGTAATTTCTGGTTAGATAAAGAAATTGATCAGGTCAAACCATCTTTAATACTTGCTTTTGGAAACACTGGTTTAAAGGGATTTCAAAGCAAGTATAAAAAAATAACAGATGCAAATGAAAAGGTGGAAATAAACCATGCCTATAATACAGAAATTTGTTGGTGTATTCATCCTTCGGCCGTTTTACATAACCCTTCAAACAAAGATTTATTTGAAAGGGGAATACAGAAATTTACCGAAAGATACTTGAAACTGAATCAGGAGAAATAAATGAGAAATAAAGCCTTGCCTTTACATACAAAATATAGGCCACAAAATTTTGATGAATTTATTGGAAATGAACAAGTTGTTGAATCATTAAAAATCATATTATCTCGATCTGTTGGCGATATTAAGAGTTTTCTTTTTACTGGCCCTTCTGGAGTAGGTAAAACAACCCTGGCCAGAATCATAGGAAATCAGTTAAAATGCTCTGATAGAGATTTTTATGAATATAATGTTGCTAATGTTAGGGGAATTGATACTATTCGCGAAATAGCAAATAACTCAAAGTATCTCCCTTTCTCCGGGAAAATAAAAATTTATTTATTGGATGAAGCAGCAAAGATTACTAATGATGCTCAACATGCGCTTTTGAAAATGCTTGAGGATTGTCCACAACATATTCGATTTATATTATGTACTACAGATCCAGAGAAACTCATTAAACCTATTATTACAAGATGCACTACATTTCATCTGGCATCATTAAGAATGCAAGAGATTCTTAAACTGTTAAAATGGGTTTGCAAAGAAGAAAATGTGGAGCTTGGACAAGAACTGCTCAGGAAAATTGCTGTCAACTGCGATGGCTGTCCGCGACAGGCTTTGGTATTATTAGATCAAGTTATAGATATGGAAGATGAATCATTAGCAATTGAATCTATTTCCATAAATAATTCCGCTGAGACCAATACCCTTGAATTATGTAGAGCTTTGCTTGCCTCCCGGCCCTGGACAATAATAGCTCCTTTGATTTCAACATTGGACGAAGAACCAGAAAAAATTCGCTACGCCATAATGACATATATGATGAAAGTGTTACTGGGAAATAATCAAACTGATCGTGCAGCACAAATTATAGATTTATTTAAAGATAGTGTAATGTATTCAGGGAAGCCGGGGATTGCTGTTTCTTGTTATTTAGCGACAAAGATTTGAAAAATTTTGTTAAACCAAGGTATAATAAAAATATAAGGAAACAATGAGTTACATAGAAGATCTGATAATTGATAAATATCGACTTGATGAAGAGTTGATGTCTCTCTCAAGAAAATTCACGGAACACGCAGAGGATGAGGTCGAGGCGGAGTTTGCTGTAAACAAGGCAAAGTCAAAGCTTGAACTCACCAAGGCAAAGATCGACAATCGGATAAGATCTCAGGCAGATTCAACAGGAAGAAAGCTCACAGAGAACCTTATTTCCAATACGATAATCCAAGACCCCGAATATCAACAAATACTGGATGATTATCATCAGGCAATACGAACACAAGGGTCTCTTGATGTTGGAAGAAAAGCTTTTGAATATCATAAGAAAGCTCTCGACCGTCTTGTGGATTTATACCTCAGCAACTACTGGGCGGAGCCAAGAGGGAAAACGGAACAGATAATTGCCTCAAGGATAGAAGATTTTCATAGGGAGGCATTAAACAGGAACCCAAGATTAATGAAAAGAAAACACAATACGGAGGAGAAAAGCAATGGCATTTGACAGGGAAAAAGCAAGAAAACAGTTGTTGGAAAGAACCAAAGAATCATACGACAGAAGAGAAGGAGGAATCAATTATCGTTATTTTAAATCAGATAGCTCATTGCCTCTCTATAATCCAAAGCCAACAAAAGATGACCCACATATTCTCGATATTCTTCCTTATAGCGCAGGCAATAACTATCCCCTTATTGACGGGCAGAAAGTCATCAGAAAAGGGGACATCGTCTATAAGCTGGACGTTGAAGTTCATCAGTATATCGGCCCTTCAAAGGCATGGATAATCTGTCCGGCAAAGAATTATGGACTGAAGTGTCCTATATGTGAAGATGTCGATGCCCGCTTGGCCGCTGGCGTAGAATGGGATACAGTCAAAGATATTGCTACTAAGAGAAGGTGTGTCTTCAACGTCTTGGTTTATGATGGAAAGAATGATGAGAAGATCCAGGTCTGGGAAGTATCACATAAATATTCTGATAAACCGATTCTTCTTCAGGCAAAATGCCCTCGAACTGGAGGAGTAGAGCCTTTTCCTGACCCAGATGTTGGAAAATCAATTTCGTTTGAGATTGCAAATGATGAGTATAAGACGACGCAGGGGCATAAACTTCTGCCGAGGGAATATACGATTCCCGATACAATACTTGACAAATGTTATGTCCTGGACGATGAAGTCGTAATCATGGATTATGACCAAATTGCCAATATCTATCGGCCTCCTGAACCATTAGTAAACCGAGAAGAGACCCAATCTGAATCAAGAAGACCTCGTGAACCAATGCAAGAAAGAGAACAAACAAAGAATGGATGCCCTCATGAACATATCTTTGGGGAAGACATTGATAGAAAAACGGAATGCGGCAAGTGCAAATCTTATGATCCTTGTGCCGAAGAATGCAATAAGATAGTAGAACGCCACAGAAACGAAAGAAAGAAACAGCAAGCAGAAATGGCTGGTAGTTCAGAACAACCTGTGGGAACCGTTGCCGGACAAAGAAAATTACGAAGGCCAACTGTAATTATGGAGAATGAATAAAAAATGAAGTAATGATGAATTGAAAAGGAGAAAATAATGAATAATCCAGAATTGGCAACAATTTTAGAAATGATCAATGAATCTGAACAATTTCGACCAATTGTTAAAAAGATCTTGGATTCAATCAAGAGTTACGGTCCAGAACTATATGATCTTATGCAATCTCTGAACAATACTATAACAGATTTGAAAGCAGAGGCAATAAAAAGATTTATGGATAACCACGGCTTTACAAAGAAGGAAGCGATGTTGCTGGTTATAGATCAATGGAGCACATTTACCAATTTGATACAAAATACTAACCCAAAAATGAAGTAATGATGAATCGAAAAGGAGAAAATAATGATCAGATTTGAAGATGTGACAGAAGATGCCATCAAGTTGGCGAATGAGGTTCAGGAAAAGTATTTCCCGGAATTGGTCAATGTAAAAATCAAGTATCTTTTTGACTTGAAGCAGAGGACTTCTGGTGGAAAAGTATGCCTTGGACGATGCCAGAAGACAGACGATCTGGTAAAACTCTTCACTATAGAGGAATCCGGAGATGAAGAGGGATATCAGTATGTCATTAGCTTGGACAAGGTGGCATACACAAACATCGAAGATGTGGATCGCATAAGGCTGCTACGACATGAGCAGAGGCATGTGCTTTATCTTGGCGATGAGGCAAAACAACCATATAAGATCTATCCGCACGACGTGGAAGATTTTATTTCAGAGATCGAAATTAATGCTGATGATCCTCGCTGGGCATTCAGAGTGGCAAGTCTTGTGGCAACCATTTATGAGCAAATGGCTGACCAAGAAAAGGACGAGAAGAATTCTGTGGAGGCATCATGAAATACCGGAAAAAGCCCGTTGTGATTGATGCAGAGCAATGGTTCCCTGGCAACCATTGTAGAGGGGTAATGGGTGATAATCCCAATAAATTATGTGGTTGTTTAATGATAGATTGCCCAGATCAACCGCATATCCATACAATCCATGATAATCAAATTGTTTTGATAGAGCCTGGAGATTTTATTGTTCCAGAACTGGATGGCATCCATTATTATCCTATAAAACCTGATATCTCTGCTGCTACATATGAATTAATAGAGGAATAAAATGAAATTAGATATCAATGCGGGACATGAAGCATTAAGAGATGCATTCTCATATACAACACAAAATATGCCTTATTTAAAATTACATATGGATATTTCCATAGAAGAGTTGGAGCATTTCAGAAAACATGACAAGGAAACTTATTTGAGAATCGGACATATTCTTCAGATGGCAGGATCGGAAGCAGCAAAAGGAGTCCAGGTGTATTGATGGCAAAGATAGAGAGGAGGACAAAGACATTGGAAGAGAAAGCAGCAGAAGTGGAAGAGCAGATCAACCAGCCTCTGCCAGACAGGGACAAACCGATAGACATGACGAAGACTGTCTCCACTGGATCAACATTGCTGGATCTTACAATCTCTGGAAGACGACGTAGGGAAGGTGGAATTCCTGGAGGGATAATTGTTGAGATTTTTGGGAAACCAAGTTCGGGAAAGACAGCATTGCTTTCTGAGATCGTTGCCTCAACACAGGCAAGGGGAGGATCGGTAAAATATCTCGATCCTGAAGGCAGACTTGATCTTGAGTACTCAAAGATATATGGAGTTTCCCTTGAGAAGAAGGACTATTTTCGTCCAAAGGCTGTCAGGGAATTATTTGAAACACACATCAATGACTGGAAGCCAAAGAATCCAGATGTCATCAACACTATTGCTGCAGATTCATTAGCAGCTTTATGTTCTGATCTTGATCTTGATGGCGGAGACAAACGCGGTCAGCAGAGGGCCAAGCTTTTTTCAGAGGGATGCAGAACCACAGCAATCATTATCGCAGATAATAACTGGCTTATCGCATGCTCTAATCAGGTAAGGGATGGGGAATACGGAGAAACCGTTCCTGGTGGAAACGCCATCCCGTTCTATGCCTCCCTTAGGATCAGGGTCAACATGATCAGTAAGATTGAAAGGGAGATCACGCTAAAGAACAAGGACGAAGAAAACAAAGGTGACAAGAGAAAAGATGTCACTGTCAAAAAGGTAATCGGAATAGAGAGTTCGTGCTTCATCAGGAAGTCCTCAATCGACAGACCATTTAGGGAGTGTCCCATTTATATTCTCTTCGATTACGGGATAGATAATACCAGAAGTTGTCTGCAATACGTTAAGGATATGACCGGAAACACGGTTTACGATTGCTGCGATGGCAAGACATATATGGCTATTGACAAAGCAATCAATTACGTCGAGGAAAACAATCTTCAAGAAAAACTGAAGAACAATGTCATCGAGTTGTGGAACATCATCGAAGACAAGTTTCAGGTTACAAGGCAGCCGAAGATAAGGATATGAATCCGTCAAAAAGAGGAAAGAAATACAAGGATATTGTTAACCGTGGGTGTGGCTGTTATAAAACGTATGATAGCGATTATGGTTGCGAACATAGATATGATTGGGAATGCGATAATTGCCCATGTTGTATTGAACATCGTAAGAACAATAAGGGCAATGAAGGAATCAATTGTATAAATCTTGTAGGTTGGTGATTTATTATGAGCGATAAGAAAATTTTCATAGATGTTGAAACGACGGGTTTGGACACTTCAAAATGCGGTATGTTCCAGGTCGCGGGCATCATTGATATTGACGGTGAAACCAAAGAGGAATTTGACTTTCGCTGTGGGTTGTTCCAGGATGATCTTATTGAGGAGAAATCTTTTGAGAAGACCGGCCTGTCCTTAAAAGAGATATCAAAATTCCCAAACCCAACCGGGATTTTCAATATCTTTATTAATATTCTTAGGAAGTATGTTGATCGGTATGACAGGAATGACAAATTCATTGCGCTGGCATATTTCGCTGATTTCGACAATCAGGTTTTGAGAAGTTGGTTTAAGAAGAATAAGGATGACTTTTTCGGGTCCTGGTTCCACCACCCGTTCCTGGACATAGCTCAGCTTGTCGCGTTCGCATACCAGCAGGACAGGAACTTGTTCCCGAACTTCAAGTTGTCAACTGTCGCATACATGATGTGGATAACTGAAGAAATGGATCCTAAGGGATTTCATGACGCCTTGTATGACATAAGAATCTCCAGGCAGATATACTACAAGATCAACTCAATGTTGACAGGAGAGAACTGATGTACTGGTTTACTGCTGATGAGCACTACGGACATCCTCGGATTCGTGAGTTCTGTGGAAGGCCATTCTGCTCTGTAATGAAGATGGATGATGAGATTATCCGAAGGCATAATGAAATTGTCGGCGATGACGATACTGTCATACATGCCGGTGACTTTACTTTAAGATCAAATCTAAAAGAAGCACATGGGTATATGTCTCAATTAAAAGGCGAACATATTTATCTGAGAGGAAGTCATGACAAATGGGCTAAAGGATTAACTTGTCATGAGATTTGGGAGAAGATGATTGACAATCAATATATCGTTGTTTGTCACTATGCGATGAGGGTCTGGCCAAGAAGCCATTACAATTCATGGCAACTCTTTGGGCACTCGCACGGAAGGCTCGAACCAATCGGAAAGCAGATGGACATAGGGGTGGATTGCCATGACTTTTATCCTATATCATTCAAACAGATTAAAACTTACATGGCATCAAGGCCGGACAATCCAAACTTAATCAGGAAGAAACGATGAATAGACTCACAAAAGATGAATATTACTTGTCGATAGCCTTGGCAGTCTCTGCAAGAGGAACATGCCTCAGAAGAAATTATGGTGCGGTCATAATCAACAATGATGAGATAGTAGGGACTGGCTATACTGGCGCTCCAAGACGAGAGGCCAATTGTTGCGATATAGGATATTGCGAACGTGACAAACAGAATTGCCTGCCAGGAGAAAGATATGAGCTTTGTAGGAGCGTTCATGCAGAAATGAATGCTGTGATCGCGGCAGGAAGGAAAAACTGTATCGGAGGGACGATCTATATTTCTGGCATGGACATGAAAAAAGGACAAATGATTTCTTCGACACCATGCTTATTGTGCGGCAGAGTTCTGACCAATGCAGGGATAGTTAATGTGGTGGGAAGCAAATGATTGATAAAGCATCACAACTGTTGGATGTCAAGGCAGATGAACTCAGCGAGTTTACGGCAGAAGATTCATTCAATAGTGGAAACATATTAAGAGGTGTGATCTGCAGAAAGTCTGACCACAGATATGGTGCACTTGTCATCTTTAGGATTAATGATGAGGATACACAACAGATCATATGGGCGACTCCAAAATTGGATTATCCGTTTGATCGCGCTGGCAACTATCATTGGCCAAGCGTCTTTCAGCAAGAATTTTATGAAAAACTCGATGGGACCAATGTCTTGTCGTTTTGGTATATTCATGACGGGAAAAGGTTCGTAACGTACAAGACGAGACTTACCCCCGTTATCAAGGATTCTGGATATTCACCGTTCAAATCGATGTGGGAAGAATATCTCATGATAAATTCATGGGTTAAAGATTGCATAGAGAACAATCCTGAGTATAATCTTTCTTTTGAATTGTTCGGGAATAGGAACCCAATTACCATACAGTATGATTTTCCATTAGATGTCAATCTATTGTTCGGTATCAGAAAATCTGATCACACCATACGACCTCCATCTGACTTGCGAATTTCAAATGCAAGAATCCCCTCAAAGTATACATCTTTTTATGGGACAGGTCTTACAGAGATATATAACCATTTCCGCAAGATCTCTTCTATGAAGAATCGCGAAGCATTGTTAACAGAAGGCGTCGTCATGTATGCTCATACAGGCGAGCCTTCTTGGAGGATGTTCAAATGCAAGCCCGAAGAAATAGAAAAGATTCATTGGGCGGCATCCGGGACGATACCAAGAAACTCATTATTTACCACCGGGCTGAACGTGTTTGAGAGTTATGACAATCCAGATATCAATGATTTCTTGACGTTATTAAGAGAAGAATATCCACAGGAGCTCCTGACCAAAAATACCTTCAAGATACAAAGGATCTGGAATGAAGTTCGCGAAAGAATGGAATTTGTCAAGACAGTAAACAATGTCTGGAAATTAGCAATCAAAAATGGGTTTGATGTGACGGAAGACAAGAGAGAAACAATGAGGTTTGTCTCACAGTATTTTCCCAAGAATATCATGTCGAAGGTCGGTGGGGTCATCTTGAAACAGGCAGGTTTGCTAAATAAAGGATGTAAATGAATGAGATCATAGTAATTGTGGATTGCAACTATCTTGCATATGTCAACAAGTTCGCACTCAGTCAGGGCCTCACATACAGGGGGAATCCGACAGAGATAATCTTTGGGTTTTTGAGACATGTTAATGAACTCTCCAGACAATTCCAGACGAATCAATTCGTTTTCTGCTGGGACAGCCACAAATCCATCCGAAAAGAAATTTATCCAGAGTATAAGGCCAATCGACATTTAGACAAGACTCAGGAAGATATATCCGGAGACAAAATTGCTTATGCCCAGTTCAATGAATTGAAAGATTATGTCCTTCCAAAGATGGGATTTGCAAATGTCTTCTATAAAGATCAGTATGAGAGTGATGATATAATCGCTTCAATAGTCAAAAATAACAAGATCGAGGGTAAGAGGTATGTAGTCGTGAGTAACGATTCTGACCTTTATCAGTTGCTCGACGATTGCAAGATGTACAATATCTCGAAAAAATGTTTGACAACAAAAGAAACCTTTATCAGAGAACATGGCATTGGACCTGAACGATGGCATCTCGTCAAGGCAATTGCTGGTTGTTCAACAGATAATGTCTTTGGAATTGTTGGGGTAGGTGAAAAAACGGCTATAAAGTATCTTAATGGTGAACTCAAGATAGGGAAGAAAACAAAAGACATAGAGAATTCATATGATATATTTCATAGAAATCTGAAACTTGTGACCTTGCCATTTGATGGGATAGGGACATTTAACATTAGAATGCAAGAATGTTTTTCAGAAAAGAATTTCATAACGATCTGTGAAGACTTCGGGTTTAATAGCTTTTTGACCCAGAGATACCTTCAGAGCTGGATCAACCAGTTCGCGATGAGATAGAAAAGGAGGAAATTCGAGTGGGAGCAGTTGATGCAGAAAGAACAGATCACAGAATGCACGAACCTTGCTAAGCAGTATCTCTCATCCGTCGGAGAGAGAAAGAACAACATAAGAAACACACTTTATTTCAAGATGCAGATGCCGATGAGTAAATGGATACAGTCCGTGCTTGCGCAGAAGAAGGTGTTCCTCGGCAAGGAAGAACTGCTCTCAATGAACTATGAGTGCTTTGAGTTCTGCCTCGATAGGTTTAAGCCGGATGGCGAAATCCCATTGCCGAATCATTTCTACGCATACACGAAGTTTTTCCTTAACACCAACTATATCGCGACAAATAACGGAGGGATCATACGCATGGATCTCGCGGACAGGGAGATAGGAGAGTCTATTGACCTCGCATATGAGTATATAGATGAACTCAAGGAGTTTCGCAAATCCTTGCCAAAAGAGTATTATTCTGTCTATGATGATGCTATAATGAGCCTTGTTGACTCAAGGCAGAACCGGTTAAGGAGACTCGACGAGACTCCCTTGACATACCAAAAGTATTGCGAGAGCAAGAAGATATTCAAGATCGTGATAGATTATCTGTTGAGACGGTAAAATTCCCTAAAATAAGTTATAATTAAAGCAAGGAGAAAAATATGAAGACAATTAGAAAATCAGTTTTTGAGACGAATAGTTCGAGCACACATAGCATCTCAATAGATGATAGCGGGGCAAATTATACATCGATAACCCCGGACAGAGATGGAAATATTGTTCTCAAAGGCGGTCAATTTGGTTGGGAGATAGGAGATTTTAATGATCCTTTGACAAAGGCGAATTATTGTGCCGTAGATCAATTGAGCGATGAAGATAACATCAAAATGCTTAAGAATGTATTAATGGAACAGACAGGCGCAAAACGTATTGTCTTTGATTTTAGCGAAGATTATAAACATACGAATTGGTCATACATCGATCATCAGAGCGTAGGAACTTCTAATAATGCCTTTAAATCAGAAGAAACTTTGAGAGACTTCATCTTCAGCAAAGATTCTGTTCTTCATACCGACAACGATAACCATTGAGAAAAGGACTTTGAATTGCAATTTCCAATCACTTATAAGAACGGCAATTATTTGGTTGTGATTCAAGAAGATGGAACAAAGATAAGGACCAGCGTTGATTCTTGTTTTATCCCTCGATATCCAGAAAGCATAGACTTGAAGATAACGAATTGGTGTGACATGAATTGCCCAATGTGTCATGAGAAATCAGGAAAAGATGGCAAACATGCCAATTTAGAAGAGATTGCTTCGTTAACAAGAAATCTTCCGGAAGGAATTGAGTTTGCCATTGGAGGCGGAGACCCGTTATCTCATCCTGACATCGTTGAATTTATTTGTTTTCTTGATTCAAGAGGAATCATTCCAAACGTAACTATCAATTCAAATCATTTATCGCGATATAAAAATGTTATTGATAATCTCATTAAACATGACAAGATTAAAGGGATCGGAGTTTCTTATGATATCGCCATTCCTTTAGAGGCATATTGGGCAGCAAACACTTATCAGAATGTAGTGATTCATCTTATACTTGGAATTCACACAACAAAAGATTTAAAGGAAATATTTGATAATGTTTCCCATGCTAAAGTATTGATTCTTGGGTATAAGAAAATCGGAAGGGGTAAAGATTTCTATTCTCCTGAAGTAGCCAAGAATATTTTAGGTTGGTATTATCGGATTCATGAATTTTTTGGATATAAAAGCAAAGTTATTGCCTTTGATAATCTTTCAATAGAACAGTTGAATTTGAAGAGATTTTTCAATGAAAAAAATTGGAATGGATTTTATCAAGGAAATGATGGGCAATTTACATTCTATGTTGACCTGGTCAAAAGAGAATATGCAATCTCTTCAACTTCAGGAGTAAGCTATTCTATTGAACAAGATAATACCTTTGAAAGTATGTTTCAAAATATCAGAAGAAAAATATGACTTGCATTATTGGATACGTGGATAAGGAAAAGAATATCTGGATGGGGTGGAGATTCGGCAGGTTGTACGACATACAATATTTGGGAAAGAAGCGATAAAAAGGTCTTCATAGTTGATAAAATGATTTATGGCTTTTCTCCTTCATTCAGAATGGGACAAATTCTACAGTATTCATTTAAAAGGCCAAAGCACCCTCAAGGTAAATCAGATTATGAGTATCTCTGCACCATTTGGATCGATAAGTTAAGAGAAATTCTGAAAGAGAAAGGTTTTACTCATATCAAGGAAAATGAAGAAACCGGAGGCCAATTTCTTGTTGGATATAAAGGAAACCTATACGAGATTGATACAGATTTTTAAGTCGGGAAACACAAATTAAATTATAGTTCAGTTGGATGCGATAGGGATTTTGCATTGGCATCGATGTTTACATTAGAAACAACAGGTCTCATGATCCCTCCCAATGTAAAAATTGAGATAGCACTGAAATCAGCAGAGAAGTTTTCAATGTATGTTAGAGGTCCGTTTTCCATTGAGTGCTTGAAATCTTGAAATACGAAAACAAAACAATCCCATTTGGGGTGCATAAAGGAGAACTGATTTGCGACATTCCATCGGATTATCTTTATTGGCTATTGGAACAGGAATGGTTTTCAAAGAAGTTCAAGGAACTGGTTCCTATTGTTGACATGGAATTGAAATACAGGAGAGATTTTAACATCGAACCCTAACATAGACAATGGCATGGGCATTTGGATCATTATTGGCAATGTTATCATGCAAGATAATTTGATAAAGATTAATTATAAAGACTGGAAGATGAATGATTAACGAAGTCGAAACTAAAAATTATCACGCTCACAAGCACACGAAAATAACGTTTTGCGATGGCGTCAATGTTATCACAGGAGCAAGCGACAATGGTAAATCATCTTTTCTACGCTCGATAGTTTGGAACATTACTAATCGTCCAATGGGTGATGAAGTGATAAATTGGGATTGTTCTGAGAAGGACGAAGTAAGCTGTCTTATTTCAATGCCAGAAGGGTCTGTATTAAAGAAAAGACGAGAAGGTAAGGTTATATATGAACTTGCCACAAAAGATGTCCAGCGGTCGTTTGAGGCATTTAAGACAGATATTCCGGAAGAAGTCTCAATCCTATTTAATTTCTCAGAATTCAATTACCAAGCGCAGCATGACCCATACTTTCTTTTAAGAGAAACCCCCGGAGCAGTCGCGGCAAAACTTAACGACTTGGTCGGATTGTCGATCATCGACACAATGTTCAAGAATCTGAACGGCAAGGCGACCGAGAGCAAAAGAAAGGCCGAAGAGGAGGCCAAAAGAGCCAAGAAACTTCAGGAAGAGATAAAAGAATTGTCTTACATCGATGATGTCGAGAAAGACCTGAAGAAGATCGAAATTCTCGTTGAGAAATATGAGAACAAGGTCAAAATCGTTGCCAGGCTTTCTTCACTGGTAGATACATATGAAACAGCCACACAGAAAATAGCGGAATACAAAAAGATAACGGGGCAAGAAAAAGAAGTCAAATTTCTTCTTGAGAACGTTAGATCATACGAAGAAAGACAGGGCAGATTACGTTCGCTGCGACTATTTATAGCAACATTACAGGAATGTGAAGATAAAACCGCTAAAGGCAACAAGATCATTTCTGCGGAAAAAGAAATGAAAAGGTTACAAAATAACCTGCTTGAATATACAGAAAAAAGAAATAGGTTGTTGAAACTGTCAAAGATCGTAAAATCTCTGCAAGAATGCAAGGACTCCATCAAGGATGAAAACGAATGGCTTTCGGTAAAAGAAGATTTCATAGTTTTAAAGAATAAAATTGGAGTCTTCAATAGTAAGAAAAACAGCTTGATCAAATTGAGAAAAATTATTTTAATTGGTGCGGATATTGATAAGAAACAAGATACATCTCAAAAGATATTGACCATTTTACTATCAAATAAAAAAGAGCTTCTAAAAAAGGCAGGATTGTGCCCTCTTTGCAAGACAAAGCTGGGCCCCAAAGAAATAGAAAGAATCTTACAAACATAAGGAGTAAAACAATGGCAACCCCAAAGAAAAAGGTCGCGACAACGTTAACATCAATTCTTGAAAATCCAATCATGGGAAATATCCTGGATAAAAGCCAGGATATTGACAAGACAATCAGCGAGGTCATGTCATGGTGGAGATACGACATGGCGAGCAGAAAACCCGGGATTGCTTACACTTCAGAAGGAGAAAAAACAACTGATCTTGATTTGTCTTGTTTCTTGTTTGAATTGGCAGAAAGAAGTGCGGTTATCAACATTCCCATCTATAAGTCGATTCGAGCAAAGAGCATCAAGGAAGGCGAAGTTGTCCTTTCTTCACAGAATAGGCATGGAAACGTACTTGGGCTTTCCGCCAACAAAGACGTGTTTTCTTTCTCTATACGAATCAAAGATATGAATGCCATATCTACAGACAATGTTGGTGCGTTCAGGAATTTCTCTGTTACCGACCTTGATGGGGATTGGTACCCGGGATTTGGAAATCTTGAGTTTATTCCTACAGCAAAAGAGAATGAATTCATTTTCAAGAATGATATTGCTGAGGACGGGAAGATAAACTTCTCTTATTTTGTTCATCCAAACCGTTGGCAGAGTTTTTTTGGGCAGTATTATTTTATGACGAAGGTTCTTATCGACAGAATGAAAGAAGAAGCGCAATATTACAATTCTGAAGTTAAGATTATGCTTGCAGAAGGAATAAATTACCCAACCAAGAGTGAACCAACAGAATGGCCGGCAAGCGAAAAGATGCCTGGAAAGAAGATCAAAGTGAAGAGCTTTGAGGTGGAGATAGACCTACCAGATAATGATTCACGGTTCAAGACATATAAACACAATGTGAAGAATCTTGTCACTCTTACCGATAAGAGAAGGTATTGGGTTTATAATCTCATCCCAAGGCTCAACTTCGCGATTCGTACTGTTGAGTATGCCTACTTCAAGTACGGACAGGACAGGATTCCTTCATGGATAAAGAATGTCAAGTGGGAGACCGGATATGTCACAAAAGGTAAGCATACCGCCTGGGATCGGATGGTACTATTTCAGAATAAGGTCGGCGAGGTCGGAATTTCTATCAAGAAGCGAGTTTACGAGACGACACAGGAAGTGGCACTCGATTATGACAATAGAAAGGGAAAGCTGAAGAATTACATGGCGATCGTCCTTGATGAGTCTGGATCCATGGAGACGATATGGGCAGAGACGATAAATACCTTCAATGAGCAGATCAAGGTAATTAAGGGGAATGCCGAAGATATGGAGACGATGGTCTCACTCCAGACGTTCAACACCACTGTTCCAAAACCAAGATTATGGAATGTCTCAGACTCAAAATTACAACCAATTAGTATAAAAGATTACAAACCATATGGAATGACTGCCCTTCATGATGCTATCGGAGAGACGATAACCAAGCTAAAGGATGTTCCTGATGTCGATGATCCGACCGTATCATTCTTACTGGTGATCATTTCCGATGGTGAAGAGAACCATTCAAAGCTTCCTTCCCAAGGAGGTTGGAAATATAATATCGCTCCGTTGAT